TTTGATTTGATCTTTAGGTTGGTCAATTACATGTTTACTTTCATTTTCATCAGAAAATGTAGTTTTAATTTGATCTTTAGGTTGTTCAATTACATGTTTACTTTCATTTTCATCTAAAGAAAATGTAGTTTTAATTTGATCTTTAGGTTGTTCAATTATATGTTTATTTTCATTTTCATCATTAAATGTTGTTTTTTTTTGATATTTATATTTTTTTATTGTTTGTTTTATTAATATAATAGGATTTGTAACCAGCGTCATACTCAATCAAAAATCCACGTTGATTATAATCATTTAGACCTAATATCTTCATTTATAGTTTTTATACTATAAATACATCGATATTGATTAATTTTTAGTTTTATTGAAATTGAATAAAGTTTTATCTTGCAGACATGTGTCTATAATATTTTTAATTATATTTTTAATTAATGATTTATATTCACTATCTTTGATGTCGAATGGTTGATTTACAAATAATGTGATTTCTAAATTCATAAAAGATTTTTTAGATGATTTGATACCATTAATTTTGATATCTAAATCAACAATACTTTCTTTTTTAAAATTAGAATTATTTAGTTCGTAAATTAAATTTTTAATTTTTCTTCTCGATGATAAAACAATCAAATCATATTCAGTCTCATCATTCAACGGTAATAACCATGAATTTAATTTAAGATAAACAGTTTTCAAATTTCTAAAATCTACCGTACCATATCCAATCTTTACATTCTTATAATTTCCTAATTCTATAAATTTACCAGCCTTCATTCAAAACATGTTAAAAAATATTAATGTTATTAATAAATTATAAACAAAATTTATTTTTTTTCAAAAAAAAAGTATATATATTTGTAAAAAAGAATTAAATATGATTATAATCAATGTATCAGAAGAAAAAAATATCGAATCAGCATTAAAAACCTATAAGAATAGAGTACAAAAATCTAAACAATTGTTGATTCTAAAAGATAAACAGACGTATATTAAACCGTCAGTTCAAAAAAGAGAAAAAATACAGAAAGCAAAATATAGTCAAAAAATAAAAAATGGTCTTGATTAATCAAGACCATTTTTTAATTGTGTTAATTTGTAATAATTGTATTTAGTTGGTGAACTATTAATTACTTGTTCTTTTGTGTTATTTAGTTTATCAGTTAATTCGGAATCTTTAGATTCATTTAAAAGACTATCTAATTTATTTAATAATTCATTTTTTATTGAGTCAATTTCATTTATAATTTGTTCATTGTTTAATGATGCTATTTTTTTAAATTCTTGTTTTTCTTCTTCGGACATTAATTTTTGAAAATTACTGTTAAAATTGTTTGTTAAAACCGCGGATAATAATTTAGTATTTTCTGTAAAAATATTTGATGGTTCTTCTTCTAATTCTTTCTCTTTTTTAGTTTTAATATATTGAATTAGTTTGTTTTTGGCGATAACCTTTTTTTCTAAATTTAACAAAGTAGTATTTTCTGATAATATATCTATACATTCATAAATTTCATTGTTTTGAACATTTACGTCTGATAACTTTTCACTCATAGTTTCTAACATGGGTTTTACTTTCTTAATCTTTTCAATTAAAAAAGGTTCCATATTTTCTACATATAATTTTGCGGTGGCATCATCATTTAATTGTATATTTTCTATATTTTCATAGAATAAATATAATTCTTTAAAATCATCATTACTTTTTATTTCCTTCAATAGGTTTTTTAGTTCGCTTTTATTTTCATTTTCATATAAATTAACTAATTTATTTATGATAGATGATTTTAATTGTCCAAATGTTTTTTTCATTTTTAATCGTTTAGTATATCTTTTATTTTCTTTTCCATTTCATAAATATTTTGTTGAGCCTTTTTTATATCAAATAAATCGTCTAATTTTAGATTTTCTTCATTTACTCCCAAAAAAATACGTTTTTTTGACTCACTCAATGGTGGTTCACCACCCGCAGGTGCTGAAGGTTCTGACATAGGTGCAGGTGCTCCACCACCAAGTGCACCCATATCACCACCAGATTCTCCACCTTCACCTGATGTTGCTGCTTGTTCTTGTTTCTTCCTTTCTTCCTCAGGAATACCATACTTTGAATCTACCTCATCGAATATCCTTGTTCTTTTAATTATATTCTGTGTATTAGTCAATTCAACACCAATCGCTCTTTCAAGTCTTTGTTGTTGTAAATCAAGAACGACTTCGCTATCACTCATTCCAAGGATATTTTTCTTTGCCCAAGTGTGTGATACAGGTAAAATACCTAATTGAGATTGGTCAGAAGTTGCGTCTTTATATAATGTGATTTTTTCTTTCCACTGTTCTATTCTTAATAGGTCAGATTGTGCAGATGGATTTGTTAGAGATAATGAAAAATTATTTAATTCATCTTCTAATCCTAACAAGTATAAATGAACTAACGCAATTTTGTTTAATTCTTGAATTAATGACTTTTGAATTCTATTGATAGTTCTTGCAAAACGAATATCCATCAATGCTAATTGTTTACCTTCTCCAACAACGTCCTCAAATCCAAGAAACGCTTTAGGTATCCTTAATGCTGCTAACATTTTCTTCTGAATATATTCAATATCTGCAATCTCACCTAAATTTTGTGCACCTGGTAGTGTCTCAATAGGGTTAGTTTGTGCAGGGTCTCTTACAGCAATGAAATAATCTTGGTCTACCGCCATTTGATTATATCTCATATCAACTTGACCATTCTTTGGGTCTTGTATTTGGTCTCTTTTAAATTTGTTTGCAACACGTTGTACATACGCCTCAACATCTTTATCATCCATGTTACCTACAAATATTTTGAACACTCTTCTTTCAGGTGCTCTTGATGTTCTATATATCAACATAGCATCTTCAGCGAGAAGAAGTTGTTTCCATATTCTTCTAATTTTATCTAACATAGATGTACCGTATGGTAACTTTCTATCATCACCTAATAATCTAAAATGAGCAATTTCCCATGACTGAAATTCCATTTCCTTATTACTCCATTTGAATCGAAGTTCACGACTTGGAATATGAAATTCTTTTTGATTGACAGTTGCAGATGGTGTTCCTTCCCATCTTTCTATTTCAATGTTTGGTAACTGTTGACACCCAATAATACCTTCTTTTGGGTCAATTTTTAAATACACAAAATCATCACCATACTTACACAATCCTCTTGTCCACATCTGAAGATTAGTGTTTATATCTAATCTATTTACAAATAAATCGTGTAATATATTTTTTACTCTATCAGATTCAGAAAATATAGTTAAGATTTGACCTTGTTCTGAAAGAGTTGTAGATTCTTCCGCATATATGTCTAATGCAGCAGATATTTCAGGAGTAAACTCCATACTTTCATAATCATAATATGCTGCTAACCTATTTGGTTCATAATAAACCGACTGATTATATAGTGATTGGTCAAGTTTTACCCATTTGTCTGATAGATATTGTGATTGTTGAGACTGAAGTAACGCTTTTTCATATTCTTCTTTACTACTTGTCTTTAATAATTCGTCTTTTGAAAAGTTAAACTTTGGGGTATTGTCTTGTTTTATGTCTTCAGGTTTCGTTTCACCAGGAAAACCAAAAACTTTAGTTAATTTTTGAAATATTGTTAAATTCTTTTCTGCCATATTAAATAAATATTAATATAAATAATACCATAAATTTATTTATGTTTAAATGTTTATCTTGGTTTCCCAAATAACCATGAATATTCTTTATAAACTTCTTTAGGATGATTTAGTGGGTTGTTTTTATGAAACACATTAGTACCATTAGTATGCATGGATGCAATTTGGTCTAATGTCTGTCCATATGAATAATACGACTTATTTACTTCATATGTTCTTTCAGATAATGTCCAAGATTCGATAATTGATTTATTTAAATTCTCGGCTCTTTCTAATTGACTAAAAGAAATATCACCAACATATAAGGCAATTGAAATACTCATAATGGAATCATCATGAGCTCCTTTCATATGGTCAGGTCTGCCATTGATGTACACAAAAGTGTTCAATTCATTTAATAATCTATTAGAACGAATTGCAAATCCTTTTCTTACTTGTTCCTCAAACGCAGCAATTATTTGTGTTCTTTTATTATTAAAATTTATCCCTGGAATTTTATCTAACGCATTTTTCTTATACTCCCAAATGTTTTGAACGTTGATACCATCGATATATAAATTTTTATATCCCATTTCAACCAACTTTCTTGATGTTGCAACACCCATACCACCTGTAATATCTATCGCAATAAACGCATTACCGTATAGTACACCCCATTTGTATGCTATTGATGCTAAGTCATCAGGAGGTATTTTACCTACATATTCAACCACTTGTTCCCTTTCATCAAAATCTATTATATTCATTGATGAAAAATCTTCACTATCTCCTCTACTAACATCTAAACCCATAACATAACGATGACCATTTATAGGTTCTTTCCATTGCCATAAAGTACCCTGCATAAATTTTTCTATCGGTACTCTAATTAGGTTTTTAGCAATGTTTTCTTGTATGTCATTTGGAATAACACCATCACCTGAACCTAAGAAATCACATTCAAGTTCTTGTGCAATCTTACGTCTATCATATTTGAATTTTTTCGACATAGATTCAAACCATGATGAAAATGGTTTATATCCCTGTTCTTCATATTCTTTATATTTGTTAATGTCAAAATCATAAAGAACTACTTCATCATCATTATATTGTTCTCTGTTTAACATATAATGTACAATATCTTGACATTTTACCCACCTCAAATCTTTTGTGTATCTTGGGTCTTTAAACCATCTTAAATCGGTAATATGAAAGTCATTTAACTTACGTATCGCTTGGTCATAAACACCATAATAAATTGGGTCATAACCATTAGGTGTTGATATTAATATAATTTTACCACCTGTTGACAAAGATGCCATAGATGCAGCCCAAAAATCTTCACCTGCTTCGATATATGCAGCTTCATCAAATACAAGTATTGTTGGTGTATAACCACGTAGGGCATCCGCAGATGTTGCAACTGCTTTTACTTCACAACCATTATTTAATTTAAATCTACTTTCTGAGTTTTTATCAGGTGAAAATCCTACATTAATCCATTCTGGCCATTGGTCTAAAAAATTCCTGATTTTATTTGCCATTTCTATTGCGGTATCTCTTTTATTCGCAATAATCAAAACTCTTTCAGGATTTTCTCTTTTTGCTGTTTGTAATTTTTTCGAAATCCAAGCAGCAGTCACAGTTGTAACACCTGCCTGTCTATATTTACGGGTAATATTTTCATTATATATCTCGTAGTCTTTTATTAACTGAACTTGGTCAGGAAATAATTCTAATGGGACATATCTTTTTTGTGTGTTATCATATGTTTGTAAATAAGTTCTTAGTGCATATGGTGCATCTTTAATTATTTTAGCGTATTCTTTTAATTGTTCTATTTTTCCACTCATAACAAATCTATATTCATAAATACAAAAAAAGTGGTCAAATTTGACCACTTTAATTTTTATTGATTTTTTATTTCAAATTTATTTACTTAATTTAGTTTTAATTAAACTTAAAATTTCACCTTTTGAGGTAAATGGATGGTATTCCGATTCTACAATATTGTTTAACCATTCTTTTACTTCAGTACTTTCATTTTTTTGTGAATCGTCTTTTTTAGATTCTCTTTTAATATTTTTCCACATTGCTGCTCCCGCGACCGCTTTTGGATTATCGGCTCCCGATTCTTTCGCTTTTTTCTCTATTTCTTTAAATCCTTTACCTTTTTTTCCAATATCCTTACCTGATTTCGCTGATTTTACAACTTCACTTTTCTTTTCTTTTGATAATCCTGTAGATGGTTTTTCTTCACTAACTTCTTTTTTCTTTTGACCTTTAAGAATTTTAAAATCTTGTGCGTCAATTTTACCGTTATGATTTTTATCTAATTTTTTTTGATTACCTTTTAATTCTTCTTTCATTTCTTCTTCATAGGTAACAAAATTTTGTTTAGTCTTCTTGGCTTGGTCTATTGCCACTTTATTATCCTTAGAAACATTTAAAACTTGTTCTCCTAACATTCTTTTTGATAATGCAAATATTTGTTCGTCACTAAAATTGACTAATGTTTTTTCAGATAAACCTTCCTGAATTAACATTTTTATCATATCTAATCTTTTCATATGTTCTTAAATTTAATTTCTTGATTTAATAAAAAATATTTTCTCTGTTTCAGTTTTTTTGAAACAGAATCAATTGTTTCACCAAACCTGAAATAAAGACGCTCATTCTCGGATTCATTGTTGTATTTTTCCCAACCTAAAGATATGATTCCATCAACGGCATCTATTATACCGAAGTAATCTGAATTTTGTATTAATTCTAAATCTAAATCACTATCTTTTAACAAACCGACCATGTCTATAAATTCTATGTCAGGAGATTTGGAATTAATAGAAGAAGACGCAGGTATTGTAAACCATTCATCATTACTTAATTCTTCAGATTCACTAAAAATGAATTCGTATTGTTTTTGTCCTTTAAAATCAACACCAATTTCATTTATATAAATGAGTTTCACTTTGAATATTAGATTTTATCAAAATATTTATTCAAAATATCACTAACACTTTTATTTACACTACTTTTTATTTCGTCTAAATCTAATTCGACTATTTCGTCATTATCTTCACCTAACTCACTAATATCCCAAGATTCAAAATCTTCTAAGGCTTTCATACCCTTATCATATTCAGACATTTCTTGAGATTTTTCTGTATCCATTTCAGGTTCTGGTGTTTCATCACCCATATCAGGTTCAGGAGTTTCATCAGACATTTCAGGTTCTTTACCCATATCTGACTCTTCATCACGTTCAAATTTCTTACCGATTTCTTCTAAATCTTCAAATTCTAATTTATCTAAATCAACGGCAGAAATAATCATGTTAAGAACATATTTTATATCATCACTTTCTAATCTTTCTTTTTGGTCTCTCAATTCCTGTCCGAGTTTACCTGCAAATTTTTGAATTTCCGCCATGTAATCTGAACGTTTTTGTGATGAATCGTCACCACCCATATCAGGAGTATCACCCATGTCAGGTGTGTCCATTCCTTCAGGAGATGGTGTATCACCTGTTTCAGGTGACATCTCACCACCCATATCAGATGGTGGAGGTGGTGGTATAGATTCTCCTGATGGTTCTGCATCCATGGGAGGAGGAGGTGGTGTTTCAACTTCATTTTGTTTTGACTTCTGTTTCAAAACATATTTTGTTGCTTCTTGGATTTCTTCTTGACCTTTCAACAATTCTAATCTTTTCAATGCTTCAGCATATGAAGAAAATTTATTCTTATTTTTCATGAATAATCCACCGATATAATCTAAAGACGATTCATTTAATCCTCTTTTAACATAATATCCGTCTTTTTCTTTGACAATACCATAAATGCCACCTGCTTTAGATTCTTTCACTAATTCAGGTTTAGTTTCCTTGTTACTTATGTTTTTTGAATTGTAATATGTTAATTCGAGAATTCTTTTTAATTTCTCGTCACTACTCAATTTTTCACTTCCAAGTGGTTTAATATCTGCCATTTTTTTAAAATTAAATAAACTTATTCTTAATCTATAAATACATAGATAAAATAAAAAATTTTAATTGTGAATCATTCTATTGATAATTTCTTATCAAGAAGAGTACTTTTTAAGTCTAATAATTTTTTTATAGAACCATTTCTTCTTAATAACTTGAATGTCAAATTCTCGAAAGAATATTCACCACCTTTATCTAAACCTGTTTGTCTAAAATTTTTGATTTTTTTATATATTTTTTTTAGGTCATCCATCACATCATGTTGCTGTGATTTTTTTACTAAATCATCAATTTTTTTTGTGTATTCATCAGATTTAGATAGTATTTTTTCATCATCAATCGATATTTTTTGTTTTACAGGTTTTGTGACCCATTTATCTTTTAAAATTGAGTATATACCTGTAGAAGTTGCTTTTTCATTTAAATCTTGTACATAAATTTCAACATCATAATTTTTTATTTTGATGTCATGTTTACTTTTCCATGCCTTTTCTTTGGCATCAAAAAATTCTTTCATGATGTCTACACTATATTTTTGGTCTTCAAAATCAACTATTATGTGTAAATCTATATCAGAATAATTGGACCAATTATAATTTGCTAAAGAACCCGTAATTACAATATCATGAATAAAAAATTCAATACCGATAAAATCTATGTATTCATTTGATATATCGATTAATTTTTTTCTGATTTCAGAGTGCATTTTTGATTCGTCTTCAAAAATAACATCTGATAGAGAATCTTTTGGTATGAAAGAGTCAACTATTTTTTCATCCTCTTTTGTATATTCATTAATATCGTAATTGTTTATCATTGAATTTTTTTATATGTATAATTTTTAGATATATTAGTATTGAAATATTTTCCTTGAGATTCTGACATTCTAAATCTTGTAAATACTTCCCAAGGAACTCCTTTGTATTCATATACACTGTTATTGTTGAAAGTGATTTCCAAATCTTTAGATTCTGTATTATATTTCGCAGATTTAAGATTAGAGGAATTAATCTCAACTATAATTAACTTCCCTTCAATTTTTTCTGTAATAATACCCATATATTTTTTTAATAAATATAAAAAAAATAAAATCCCCCACAAAATGTGGGGGATAAAATCAACTAATTGTTATTAGTTTTTGTTTTAATTTTTCTTTATCCTTGGGTATTTTTATTGTACATACACCATTTTTAACTGTAGCATCTATTTTGTCTACCAAAACATCTTTTGGAAGTTTATATTTCTTTTCAAATTTTTGAATAAAGATATGTTTAGATTTTTCATCTTTTTTTGGTTCATGGTTGATAATAATTAAATCATTGTCAACCATAATACTCAAATCATTTTTAGTCAAACCAGGTACTGATAGATGTATTTGATAATCATCATCAGTTGTTTGAATTTTATAATCACCATACCATTCTGATTTTTTGTAATCAGATAAAAATTCGTCAAAATACGAATCTAAAAGATTGTTAAAGTAAAATGTTTTGTACATAGTATTATAAATTTTTACAAAATATTATCAAAATATTTACCAAAATAGTATATCTGTTATAATTACATACTAAAAATGATATTAATGTCATTTTGACATTATTTTGTTTTGTTGTTTGACTTTTGTATATTTGATATATAAATTTTGTCACCTATGTCTGTAGACTATTTTGAAGAGAACCAACCATTAAATCCTAAGAAAGTCAAAAAGGGGTCTAATACACCTATATTAGATAATTTTTCGAGGGATTTAATCAGATTGGCAGAAGAAGGTAAAATTGACCCTGTTGTCGGTAGGGAAAATGAGGTCAAAAGAATCGCTCAAATCTTATCAAGAAAAAAGAAAAACAACGCGGTCATTGTTGGAGATGCTGGTGTGGGGAAATCAGCATTAGTTGAAAAATTAGCCTTGATGATAAGTAAGGGTGATTGTCCAACAAATCTTTTGGATAAAAGAATAATGTCTTTAGATTTGACTTCATTGGTTGCGGGAACAAAATACCGTGGACAATTTGAAGAAAGGATTAAAGCAATATTGAATGAATTACAGGAGGCACCTAATGTGATTGTTTTTATTGATGAATTACACACGATGGTTGGTGCAGGAAACGCCAGTGGTTCTATGGATGCTGCAAATATTTTAAAACCTGCTTTGGCAAGAGGTGAAATCCAATGTATTGGTGCAACAACGTTTGACGAATTCAAAAAACATATTGAAAAGGATGGTGCGTTAGTTAGGAGATTTCAAAAAATAATTTTGAAAGAACCTACAATACAAGAAACTATCACTATATTAAATAATTTGAAAAGTTCTTATGAGGACTATCATAGAGTTAGTTATGAAGAAAATGTTATTGAATCTATTGTAAAATTATCTCACAGGTATATTACTGATAGACAATTTCCTGATAAAAGTATCGATATATTAGATGAATTGGGTAGTGAAAAAAGAGTGTCAAATAAAATACCTGATTATATAGAAAAATTAAAGAAAAAGGCGGATGATTTAAAACTGAAAAAAATTAAGGTAGTAGAAAAACAAGATTATGAAGTTGCTGCAAAATTAAGAGATGAGGAAAAAGAATCTCGAAAAAAATATGTAACAGAAAAAGAAAAATGGGAAAAAAGTTGTTTAGAAAATAAGATACCTGTCACTGTTGAAGATGTTTATGAAATCATTTCACAAATGACAGGGGTTCCAATCAGTAAATTAGATAATAAAGAAGTTCAAAAACTTTTAGATTTAGAAAATATTTTGTCAAAAAAAGTTATTGGACAATCTGAAGCCATTTCATCGATATCTAAAGCAATTAGAAGAAATAGAGTAGGAATCAAAGATGCTAATAAACCCATCGGTTCATTTATATTTTTAGGTTCAACAGGTGTTGGTAAAACATTTTTGGCAAAATGTTTAGCTAAAACATTATTTGATGATTCTGAAAAAATAATCAGAATTGACATGAGTGAATACATGGAAAAACACAATGTATCTCGTTTAGTAGGTGCACCTCCTGGTTATGTGGGATATGATGAAGGTGGACAATTAACAGAGAAAGTAAAAAATAATCCGTTTTCAGTAATTTTATTTGATGAAATAGAAAAGGCACATAAAGATGTCTATAATATTTTGTTACAGATACTTGATGAGGGACATTTAACAGATTCGTTTGGTCGAAAAATTAATTTTACAAATACTTTGATAATCATGACATCAAATGTCGGAGCAAAAAAAGTATCTGAATTTGGTAATGGTATTGGATTTGCAACATCCTCAGAACAAAAATATGATGTCAAAAAAAGTATCATTCAAAAATCTTTAAAACAACAATTTAATCCTGAGTTCTTGAATAGAATTGACGATATAATTTTATTCAACAAATTGGATGACGAGACACTAAAAGTTATTGTTGAAAATGAATTGAAAAGTCTTCAAAATAGACTGAAAGACAAAAATTACACAATAACTTTTGATAGTTCAGTGATAAATAGAATTTTAGAATTGAATAAAGAAGAAGAATACGGTGCTAGACCAATTAAAAGAATAATTCAAAATCTTATCGAAGATTTTATTAGTGAAGAAATTTTGAAAAGTAATATTGTAGAAAATGGTACTTACTTATTGAAGTATAAAGATGAAAATTTAAAAATTATAAAAAAGTAATAATAAATATATGAATTTTTGTTTTTTTTCATATATTTATATATGAAGGTAACTTTTGTCAGATACCTTTTCGTTTTTTAGATTCAGGGTTGAACCTGCTTATGACCTTATAAAACCCCAACAACTTGTTGGGGTTTATTTTTTTTATTGTCTTTTTTTTATTATTTTTAATTTACAAATCATTTGTAAATGAAGAAAAAACTCCTGTTTGAAGAAGACTATTCTGACTTCGCAGATTTTTATGATGAGAATAAACACATTATTTATTCTGAAATTGTCGAACTCTTTTCTGAATTTCAAGAAGTCAGAATAAAAACAATCAGTTTAGTTGTTGTTGCAAAAATCCAAAACATGGATTGGAATACTGAAATAAAATTTGATAGGAAAAATATTAAAATACTTAGTAATGAAATTCTAAAATATTTTGAAAGTATTGATGATTATGAATCATGTCAAAAAATCGTAAAACTATATAATGACTTGACAATATAAAAAAAATATCCTATATATTCATTATCGATTATATATCTCTATTATTTTTGTCAACAACCCCTGTGTTTCTACATAGGGGTTTTTAATTTATAACATCATCTTCAGAATAATTACTGTCTTGTGAAGATTGTGAATTTGAATCAGGTTTTTTTGAGTTTATATACTTGTCCACAGATGCAATTCCAAACGAACCTAAAGTTATGATAAGAAACGAATTAAATATAAATTCATTAACAACCAAATCTTTACCAAAATACCCTGTCACTATATCTGCAATTGCAAAAATTATCATTATCAAAAATGCGGCAAATCCTATTACAGATTTTTCATTTATATGATTATCATCTGAAAACAATTCTTTAAAGTTCATAAAATATTATTTTTGTCTATCTATAAATATTATTTAATATAAGACTTGTTTATTCTTATCTAATATTATTTTACCATAATCAATTCTTGAAATAATTTGAGGTATAGAAAAATCAACAATCTCTACTATTTGATTTATTAAATCATTATCACAACCAATAATCTTACTATTATCATCAAAATAGATATATTTTTGTTTTTCAAAAATATCTAACATTTTATTATGTGAAACCTTAAAATCATTTAGTTCATGTAATATTTTTTCTAAATTTAAAAAATATGGAGATAGATTTTTTATATAAAATGATTTATCAACCTTTTGAAGGTATGCAAATAAAACATATTGTTTATGTTCAAAATCTATAGGTGGTTCTATGTACCATGTGACGGGTAAAATATCCTTACTCATACCCATATATATTTTAAAATATATTTTATTTTATATAAAAATTATTTATTCAATTTACTATTTATAATTGACACAAATCTGAGAAAAATACATGAATCCATTGAAATTGCTATTTTTATTGAAAAGAAGACACGACTATAATTCTGAAAAACATATTAATTTAAATATTAGTACGGGTTTATACAATTCAGCGTTTTTTATGTACGACATGTTAAATGATTTAGGTATTGAGTCTCATATTTCAGTAGTTATAGATAATAATTGTATTGATAGAGAAGTTTCGAAATATAAACCAACCCACGTTGTAATAGAAGCACTATGGGTTATACCGTCAAAATTTCAAGTTTTAACTAAATTACATCCAAATGTAAAATGGATAATAAGACTTCATAGTGAAATACCATTTTTAGCTAACGAGGGAATGGCATTTGATTGGATTGGTGATTATGTGATGTTTGATAATGTTTATGTTGCGGCAAATTCTGAATACGCGTTAGACGATGTCAGGTCGTTTATTAAAAGTAAAGTCCCTCAATGGCATTATACGCACATAAATAAAAAAATAATATACTTACCTAATTTTTATCCTCAAGAATTTAAATCAAAAAAATTTGATAAAAATAAGGATTATATAGACATTGCTTGTTTTGGAGCTATTAGACCTTTGAAAAACCATATAATTCAATCAATCTCAGCTTTAAAATTTGCAGATAAAATAAATAAAAAATTGAGATTTCATGTTAATATTGGTAGGGTAGAACAAAAGGGAGATTCAATTTTGAAAAACTTACAATCTATATTTTCACATGTAGAAGATTCAGGTCATCAATTAGTTGGTCATGTATGGTCACCAAGAGAAAAATTTTTAGAGATTTGTGAAACTGTTGATATTGGAATGCAAGTCTCAATATCTGAAACATTCAATATTGTTGCCGCAGATTTGGTAACAAATGGTATACCTGTAGTCTGTTCAAATGAAATACCTTGGTCCAATCCAATTTTTAGTGCAGATTCTACAGATATGCAAAATATTTATGATAAATTGTTGTTGACATATAATTTTCCTTTTATAAATTATAAATCACATCAATTTTTACTAAGAAGATATACAAATAAAACCAAAGAAGTGTGGTATAATTACTTCACAAATAAAGTATGAGTAAATTAAAATTAACAATCTCTCATTGGAATAATGGTATTTGGGGAAATAGAAACTATTTTTTCAAAACTCTTATAGATGCGAAAAATGAAGCAAAAAAACACAAGGGTAGAATTAAAATATATAATGAACAAAAACAAGTAATTTTATCTGAAGAAAACGAAAATAATGGAGTATATTCGTAATCAAAAAATATGAAACTTTTATCATTACTTTTTGAAAATAATAGTTACAAAACATCATACACAGGTGTCATTTTAGATAAGAATTCTACAAATAAAATATTAGAAATTGTCGATGTTCCGACAGGATGGAAACCTATCGCTCATCATATGACGATATCTTTAGGTGGAATACCTGAACAATTCAAAGATTTGTTAGGGAAAAAACAAACTTTACGAATCACTAAATTGGGTAAATCCGATAAAGCAATTGCATTAGGTGTTGATTCCAATCTAAGTTTGAATAAAATACCACACATAACTGTTGCAATTAATACCTCAATAGGGGCTAAAGCAAAAGATAGTAATGAAATCACAGAATGGGAAGAAATTGAACCATTTGAAGTGATAGGTTATGTAGAAGAAGTTCTATATCAACCACCATTTAAAACATCAGGTACACCAAAAGTATTAAACGTATTCGATTTTGACGGAACACTCATGGATTCACCAACACCTGAAGTTGGTATGCCATTATATAAAAAATTAACAGGTAATGATTGGCCGTACAAAGGATGGTGGGGTAGATTGGAAAGTTTGACATCTTTTGATGTTAAACCTTTAGAGAAAACTAAAGAATTATATGAAAAATATACTTCAATACCTGATTCAGTAAATGTTTTGATGACAAATCGTATCGCTAAATTTGAAAATGTAGTAAAAGACAAACTCAAAGATTATTATGTTTTTGATTATTACGACTTCAAAAACGACCAAAGAGAAAAACCTGACAGAATATCTGAAATCTTGAAAAACAATCCCACAATACAACAAGTCAACATATTTGATGATATGGAAGAACAAATAATTAAGTTCCAAAATTTCAAAGAAAAACACCCCGAATTGGAAATAAACATCTTTAAAATATAACAGTATTATTTTTTTTACTACAAACAGTTTCTATATAAAAAAATTTTGTTTATGTGTATTTCTTTACTACATTTACAAAAAATTGATAGAAATGAAGACAATTAAAGATTTTACCCCCGAAATTAAGGCGAAGATTCCCGACTACATCTCAAGAGCAAAGGATGACCTTTATTCAGGTGTTGAAGCGGCAAATTGGAAGAAAGAAGATACCATAGTCTATCTTAATAAAGTCTATCAGTACAGTCAAAAGGAATTACCCGCAGTTGTTGTTGCCAATAACCCTGAGGAATATAAAATGTTTTTCGATTTGCTTTTTAATGGCAAGAAGAACAAAAAATTTGAAAAAACCATTGAAAAGATTGTTGAAGACAAGAACAATGGGAAAGAATCTAAAGAGGAGTTGAACATCGAAGAAACTCTTCGCAAAACAAAATGGAATTCAGGAAGTGCTATTGAGGCGAAATATGATTATCTGTTTCTTACCTCTGAATATGCCCGTGTTTATTTGATGTGGTATCGGTTCATCCACAAGGAATTTGATATTCCTTTCTCAAAATCCGAAGACCTCGAATGGTTCTATCAACATATTAATCAAGCGTCCATTTCAAGGTGTTATTTCACTGAAAAAATTTGTTTGGTTCTGCGAATGCCAAGCAAGATAATCCGAAATGAGGTTGGTTTCCATTCAATTCATGAACCTGCAATTCAATTTGTTGGTGGTTTCGGTGCATATTATTTGAACGGAAGGAGAGTACCAAATTGGGTTTTTGAAAACTTTGAAAATGGTACACTCACGTTTGATATGTTGAACAATGAAAAGAATGAAGATATCCGTGCGTCAATTATCACATTGATAAAAGAAAGAAGTGGTAACGAAGGATTGATGAAGTTCTTGAATGCCACACTTGTCGATGAGAAAAAGGTTGAACATGAAAATGGGTACAGTGAAACCTTGAGAATTTGGAAAACCAAACAGAAATATTCTTTCTTGGTTGACAGCAAAGGAAATACCAATGTACCATACGCTTGGATTGAAATGATATGTCCTTCAACAGGTCAGACATATCTGATTGATACCTGTCCAACATTCAAAGACGCAATCGAATGTGCGAAATGGCACAGACCGAAAATGGTACCAAGTTCTGTACCTTACGTTTGGCAATCAGCAAATTAATAACCAAAAAATCAATCAATGTCCTGTTCAAAGAATGTACTCTTTGGGCAGGACATTTTTTTTAATATGAAAAATATATTTTTTGAAATGTATCGTTTAGATACTGATGAGATTGAAACTAATCTGAGTAATTCTTTTGATGAAATTTCTATTATCCATGTAAGTGATGAATTGAATACATTACTTTATACAAATATCACACAAGAATTTTGGTTTGAACTTAAACAAGAAATTAATGAATATTTACTCTGAAACTTTCAAATATAATTTATATTCAAATATCACAGATATATTCCAACAACGTGAATATTTTACACTCATTTATTGTAAATTAGTCAGTCATTTAGATGACGTATTATTCATTCAACTTCAAGAAGAATTGTGTAATGAAATAAATTCATTGATAGATGGGTAATATTATAGAAAAACTAAGGACAGAACTTCGTTCACAACTTTTGTTAGAAATTGATTTAATACTTTGGTTAGTACTACAGTCAGAACTTGATTCAAAACTTCGTTCACAACTTTTGTCAGAAATTTTTTCAGAATTTGGTTTAGACCTTGAAAGAGAAATAAATTCAATTGTAGATGAATACAATTAAAGAAGAATTTTGGTCAGAACTTTTGTCAGAACTTGATTCAGAACTTCATGCAGAACTTTGGTCAGAACTTTGGTCAAAACATCGGTCAGAACTTGATTCAGAATTTGATATAGAACTTGAAAGAGAAATAAAATCAATGATTGATGGATAAAAATAGAAAAGAACTTTCGTCAGAACTTGATTCTAAACTTAATTCTAAATTTCATTCAGAACTTGATTGGAAACTTCATTTAGACCTTTGGTTGGGATTTGATTCAGAACATTATATACAACTTCAAAGAGAAATAAATTCAATAATAGATGGCAACTATTAGAGAAGAACTAAAGACAGAACTTGATTCAAAACTTAATTCTAAATTTAAGTCAGAACTTGATGAAATTCTTAATTTAGACCTTTGGTTTGGACTTGGTGTAGAACTTACGTCAGAACTTAATACAGAACTCAGACCAGAAATAAAATCAATGATTGATGGACAACATTAGAAAAAAACTTGGTTGGGAACTTCGGTCAGAACTTGATAGAGAACTTGGTTTAGAACTTCGTCCAAACCTTCATGCAGAACTTTGGTCAGAACTTGATTGGGAACTTATTTCTGAAATAAATTCAATGATAGATGAAAAACATAAGAGAAGAACTTGTTTCAAAACTTGGTTCAGAATTTTATTCAGAACTTCATGAAGAACTTGATAGAAAACTTCATTCAGAACTTTGGTCAAAAATTCGTTTAGAAATTCGGTCAGAACTTCGGTCAGAACTTTATTTAGAACTTTATTTAGAACTTGAAAGAGAAATAAAATCAATGGTAGATGAAAAACGATAGAGTTGAATTACAATTAAAATTTAAATCAGAAATTTATGCGGAATCTAAAGAAAAAATTTGGTTGCCATTTAGAATAGAACTGAGGAGAAAACTTATATTAGTATTATTTGTCGAATTTAGAGAAGACCTTCGTTCAGAAATAAATTCAATGATAAATGGACAACATTAGAGAAGAACTAAAGACAGAACTTGATTCAACACTTAATTCTAAATTTAATTCAGAACTTGATGAAAAACTTAATATAGACCTTTATTTAGTACTTTGGTTGAGACTTAGTTCAGAACTTGATTCAGAACTCAGACCAGAAATAAAATCAATGATTGATGAATAACATTAGAAAAGAACTTTTGTCAGAACTTGATTCAAAACTTTGGTCAGAACTTCATCCGAAACTTTACTCAAAAGTTGATGTAAAACTTCGATTAGAACTTGATACATTTTTTCATTTAGAACTTTATACAGAATTTGATTTAGAACTTAATAGAGAAATTTATTCAATGATATATGAATAACATTAGAGAAGAACTTCGGTCAGAACTTGATTCAGAACTTTGGTCAGAACTTCATACAGAACTTCGGTCAGAACTTGGTTCAGAACTTTGGTCAGAACTTGGTTCAGAACTTGATAGAGAACTTCGTTCAGAACTTTATTCAGAACTTTGGTCAGAACTTGATTCAGACCTTAATTCTGAACTTCAAAGAGAAATAAATTCAATGATAAATGAATAGCTTAAAAGAAACACTAAAGACAGAACTTCATTCAAAATTTCGTTCACAACTTGATTCAGAACTTTGCACAAAACTTTGGTCAGAACTTCGTTCAGGTCTTTATTCAGAACTTTGGTCAGAACTTGTTTCAGAACTTCAAAGAGAAATAAATTCAATGATATATGAAAAACATTAATGAAGAACTAAAGACAGAACTTCATTCAGAACTTTATTCAGAACTTTATTCAGAACTTGATTTAGAATTTCATTCAGAACTTGATAGAGAAATTTATTCAATGATATATGAAAAACATTAATGAAGAACTTCATACAGAACTTCGGTTAGGACTTCGGTCAAAACTTGATTCAGAACTTCTGTCAAAACTTGATTCAGAACTTTGGTCAGAACTTGATAGAGAACTTCATTCAGAACTTGATTTAGAACTTTATTCAGAACTTGATTTAGAACTTCATTCAGAACTTGATAGAGAAATTTATTCAATGATTGATGAATAACATTAGAAAAGAACTTTGGTCAGAACTTTGGTCAGAAATTTATTCAGAACTTCGGTCAGAACTTCTTTCAGAACTTCGGTTAGGACTTCGGTTAGGACTTCGGTCAAAACTTGATTCAGAACTTTGGTCAGAACTCGGAGCAGAAATAAATTCAATGATTGATGATGAACAATAAAATAATAACCAACACTCTTACGGATACATATCCACCATATCTGTACGAAGTTTTATATAGAACTTTGGACAATGAAACTTATTTATATCTCAGTCCTTTTTTATTTTCAAAATTAAGTAGGGAAATGAATGATTTTTCTAACCATTTAAGATTTGAATTACAATTTGCAATAAAAGAAATGTTAGATGAATAACATAATAGATAATATTAAAAAAGAAATTTATTTTGAATTTCAGATAAAATTATGGTCCGAAATTCGGTCAAACATTGATATAGAATTTAGTTTAAAACTTGATTCAGAACTTGATTCAGACTTTTATTCAGAACTCAGTACAGAAATAGATTCAATGATATATGGGTAAAATAAAAATAGAACTAACGACAGAATTATATTTAAAACTTTATTCAGAATTTGGGACAGAACTTTTTTTAGAAATTGATTTAAAACTTCTGTTAGAACTTCTGTTAGAACTTGAATCAGAACTTCGGTCAGAACTTCATTCAGAACTTGATTCAGAACTCAGACCTGAAATAAATTCAATGATAAATGAAAAACATTAGAACAAGACTTAAATCAGAACTTTATTTAGAACTTCGGTCAGAACTTAATTCAGAACTTGATTCAGAACTTTAGTCAGAACTTGATTCAGAACTTGATTTAGACATTGATTCAGAACTTTGGTCA